GTCGGCTTTGGATAACTCCAATATGATATCCGCTTTTGTCAACTTTTCTTTTCAATAATGCAAATATAACCATCTTTTTCGTATTTTTTCTTGATGCGAAGTGCTTCCTGCTCAGATTGGACTATACTGATTGACGAGCTTAGACCTTTCGTGGAGGTGCAAACCCAATAAGGATAGAGCTTCGACATATAATTTGTTACTTGTTCGGTCATATTCTATGAGTGATTCGTACACTTGCACGGAGTTGATGATGGTTGAGTGATCCCGATTGAGAATCTTGCCGACTGAAAGATAGGTCATCTTGAGATGCTTCCTACATAAATAGCAAAACAAGTGCCGAGCATCCATAATGTTTTGAGTTCTAACCTTGTCCACGATTGCATCAGGTGTGACATCATAGATGATGGCAACCACTCGCATCGCTTCCGTCCATTCGGCATCTATCTCGTTGATTTTGCATCGTGGGTTGATGATTTCTTCTTTGAGTTTTTGAATCTCTCGGATTCGTGAAGTGTTGAGTTCTGCGATTACACCTTTGAGCCGTCTGACTTCTTGTTTTAGTAGGTGTGTTTCTTGATATTGGTTCATAGTTCGTTGATGATTAGAAATAACGAATAAGCGATTTGTGGAACTATTGCGTTGCCGTATCCTTTGATTGATTCTGCTCTCCACTTTGAAAAGGTAATTCCGTCCAGTCCACTGGGAATCCCATCATCTCCGCCACAAAACGGGGATTGAGTTGGGAAGTTTGACCAGTTACAAAATGATTCCATTTTTTGTCGTATATCAATTGGCTGCTCAAACTGTTGTATGTTGTTCCGTTTTTGTAAGATTTTATTTTTGCTCGGAGTTTGAACTTTACTGGATCTTCGCTGATCTCCATTGTTGATGGAGTTTGCAATAAACCAGCACCTATCTCTGCGGTGCGGTGCGTTTTTGGCTGCAGCACAAATAATAAACGGCTGAACTTCGTACCCTTCAGTTTCCAAGTCAAGGCACACCTGCTCGAATACCAATCCGCCATCAATGTTCGTGATACCAAAGACATTTTCAGCAATGACAAATCTCGGTTTAATTTCTTGTATTGCTCGAAGCATCTCGCCCCACAAGTAGCGTTCATCATCCGTGCCTTTTCTTTTCCCGGCAAGGGAAAAGGGTTGGCAAGGGAATCCTCCAGTAAGAATGTCAATTTTGTTTGCATATTTTTTGAAATCAGTTGTACATATATCAATGTGACTATCCGCATTAGGGAAGTGATAGTCCAATACTTTTCGTGGAAATTCCATCCACTCGCAATGAAAGACATTCGTCCATCCCATCCACTCGGCAGCAAGATCAAACCCACCTATTCCGCTAAACAATGAACCGTGCCTCATAGTCGTTCTTCGTACATTGTGCGTGATCCAATAAAGGTGGTGTCTATCGTGTGGCATTCTCCGTGACGATTCTTTGCGATAATCAATTCAGCATCTTCCTTCTCAAGCTTCTCACCTGAATAGTATGCCGGGCGGAATGGGAACATCACAACATCCGCATCTTGTTCAATACTTCCACTCTCACGGATATCACTCAGCATAGGTCTTTTGTCCGCTCTCTCCTCACATTTGCGTGATAACTGAGCCAACACCACAACCGTGATATTAAGTTCTTTAGAGAGCAACTTTAAGTTTCGGGATATCTCTGCAATTTCTTGCTCCCTGTTTTGTTTTGTTCCTTTGATTAACTGGATGTAATCAATCACCAACAACTCAAGTCCGTGTTTCGCTTTGTGAATCTTGGCTTTGGATTTGATTTGCATAATTGAGCAGTTCGGGTCATCGTCGATGAAGAATTGCACTGTCTGATTGTTGGCTTTGTCAATGATGATATCCACTTCGTATTCTCTCAATGTCGCATTCCTAATCTTCCAGCTTGAGATGTCGGTGATCAATGATAAATATCGTTTGGCAATTTGGTCGTTGCTCATCTCCAACGATACAAACAAACCTTTCCCATCACGCTTGGCAAACTCCCACATCAAAGTCAGAGCAAGTGCCGTTTTACCTTGACCAGGTCTTGCAGCCATCACCACCAAATCACCGGGATTCCATCCGCCTAACATCCTATCAAGTCCAACCCATCCCGTTGGTCTGCCGGTTAGTTGATCACCACGCTTCACGGCTTCAATAATTGTATCAACGGCTTTGTTTGTAACTTGTGTAATCTGCACAGGGTCGTTGATGCTTGTGAACTTGGTGTTGTCTATCATCGTTTGGACATTGGTAAGCAATTCTTTCAAGTCGGTTGCCAAATCCAAAGTAGAAAGGTTGTTCAAAAATTCCTTCTTCAGGTACTTGTGTTCAAGTTCGGGCAGGTGACTGCTGATGTTTGGCATCCCGTAGACATCTTGAGTCAAGCGAACGATGTAAATCATCTCTTCCCGTTTGAATAATCTGCCTAAGGTCAGCACATCAATGGGGTCGTTGTTAATGTACATCTCCAACATTGCCTCAATGATGCGTTTGTTTAGTTTGTCTTCAAACCATTGCGATTTAATGCGTGGAAGCATTGCTCTTGTTTGGTCATAAAACAAAAGTTGGGAAAGTATATATTGCTCAGAGTTCATAGTCTTTCAAATTAAACTTACTTCGGTGGATTATTTGTTGATTACTTGTATTATTTTTTTGATTTGCTTTCCAAGTTCTGACCGATGCCCTCCAGTCTTTCATTTTGTTTTTACCAATCATCCATCCAGTAGCTTGATAATGATTGAACCATTGCTCTGACAAGTCATTCATTCCGATTTCAGTCATATAGGTTTTTATTTCAACAATGGATGGTTTGATAAAAACATCCTTCTTTACTTTTATATCTTTATCACTATCAATAACAATATCAATATCACTATCGGCATTTTTGGTATCATTTGGTATGCCACTTGATGCGGTCGCATCCCATCGCATACGAGCATTGTCAGAATTACGCTTCCTGATTGATTCGTATTTTTCCAAATCTCGCTTTAATGCTTGTCTAATTGGTTCAAATGCAATCTTGGTGATCACACTATCACTTTGTGGGTCTTGGTCGTTTACATAGCGTAGAATGTGCTTAAACAAATTACCAGCTTGTTCATCAGTTAATTGTTCTACGGTGTGAATAATATCACAGTAAATGAGAAATGATTTTTTTTCTTTAGCCATAAAAAAAGCCCCATCAAATTAGTGCAGTAAGAGTGCAACTAATTCAACAGGGCAATAGTGGTGTAACTTTCGGCATCTCTTACATACCAGTTAACGCAACAAAAATAACTAATCACATTGGATATCCCAAATCTTTTTTTACTTTGACTTGGTATCTTTGGCGTGACTGGTAGTTGTGCCCACGAAGATGTTCGTGATGCTCTTGGAGTTGAGCTCGTGTTCTCCTGATGGTTTCGGGTGATGGTAGTTGCTTGGCTTCAAACATCGTGAAGAAGTCATTGCCGTTGCACATCCCTTTGTAAATTACCGTCATCAGTTTGAAATCACAATCCCTTGTTTCCGGTTGGTTAATCATTACTGCCGTTACCGTTGCTTTGATATATTTTTGCATAGTTGTAGTGTGGTTTTATTTTTGTGTGTAAAAATGCTGCTCTTTTTGGATTAATGTTTAGCTCCTTACCGATGTAGTCCCAAGTGTGTCGCCTATCCTCACGAAGGATTGCGATTGCCCAAATGAGAGCATACTCATCCGTATAGTTCTTTGGCTTTGCTGAATCCGTCATTGTAGTGTTCCTGGCTTATAAATGGTTCGTACTGGGTTGCTTGTCGTTCTATGTCCATCAGGACTGATGTTGTGTAGATGTCAGACCTCAGCTCACCGCTTTGGACTTTCTCCCATAGCAACTCAAAGATAAATTCCGTAGTTGTCTTCATTGTCTATCTATAAAGTTTGCGTATTCAATTGCATCTTGCTCATTCTCAAATGTGGCGAGTAGCTCTCCGGCATAATAAACTCGCCACTTTATAATGAAATTAATTGATGCCTTTACGACCAGAGCTTTGAGCATTTTTTCTACTTTGAATTAAATCGTTGGCGTGAAGTTCCCAAGTTTTAGCACGGTCGTTTGCTTCGGCAATCTTTGACCTGATGGTCAGATTCTCCGTTTGCAAATCCCACAACTCACGATTCAACTTGTTCACTTGATCTTGTAGTTCTTCTTCCCTTGTTGAAAGTGCGTTGACTTTGAACAAGGCAATGGCGAGAAACAATGCCAGTCCGAGGATGATAATTGTTGTCATTTGTTTTTTCCTTTATAAAATTTGTGTTTATAGATTGCCTTCGTGTAGGTATCAAATTCCGGTATGTAGTTGTCCTTCTCAAATTGATACGGTGATGCCTCAGGCAAGTTGTCAAAGTCATTGAAGTATTGCTTCAGCTTCCAGTACACGAACATCACCGCAATGGTGATGGGTGTGATTACGAGTAAGAATATCAAGTCCATAGTTATGCAATTTCTTCAATGGTGAAAGTTACTGAATCATCACTCTTACTCGCCATCTTTTCGTAAGCGAATGCGTTTGCTTGTTCAAGTGATGCCGCGTAGAACTGGATGAAGTACAAATCATTGTCTTCATTGTCTTGGTAAATAACTTTATAGCGTT